CAATAAGCCGGGTGGGTGCCGAAATGGCTGCATAGTGCCAAAACTCTATACTCGCCTTGCACAGTATGAGGATACAGGGCTTTCACCAATGGGAATGCACCTACTCCCATCGGCGCCGAAGGAAGGAGGCACAGAGGAATGAGCTATGATCTGAGAATCGCCGTTAAGGTGGATGGATGCGATAAGTTCGCACAAATCGCCGATCCGGAATACAGCAGCCCCACGTATAATCTCGGCAAGATGTTCCGGGCTTGCACCGGGTGGGATTACAAGCAGGGAGAATATTACAAGTGTTCCGACGTGATCGGGAATATCGAGAAAGGCGTTAAAGAGCTGCGGGCAAACAAGGCGCAATACAAGCAGTACGAGCCGGAAAATGGCTGGGGAACGGTTGCCAGCGCAGTGGTTGCACTCGAAAATCTGCGGGATTGCATCTATGAGCAGGCAGAGGAAATCCCGCTGGAATGCCTGTATGTGGCATGGTAGGAGGTGCGGGGAATGAGTGAAAGACAAGAACACCGTCAGCGCCTTAACGCTAGAATTGCTTACGCCGCCGCGATTGAGCGGTGGGCGAAGAATCAGCCGTCACGCATTCGGTTCTTTGCCGTCAGACGCTGGCTGAAAGAGATGCCGAGAAAGGAGGATTTTTATGAGGCTGATTGAGGGGCGATCATTTTACGAAGAGCCGTGGTACGGTAGTTATCATTCGATGATGGACAGATGTTACAGGAAGAAAGCACATAATTACCCCCAGTATGGCGGACGTGGTATTGCTGTTTGCGAAGAATGGCATGATATCGAATTGTTTGAGCAATGGGTAAAAGGCTCAAAATATAAGCCGGGGATGTCGTTGGAACGAATAAATGTCAACGCTGATTATTCTCCTGAAAATTGCACTTGGGCAACAGCAAAGGAACAAGCGAATAACCGGAGAAACACGGTGAGAATCAAGTACATGGGCGAAAACCGCACTGTAGGAGAGTGGGCAGAGGCTTTAGGAATGAGTAGGAGTACAATTTCCAGCCGATATTACCGAGGGCTTCCCATTGAAAAAGTGCTTGCAAAGGAGAATTTGAGATGCCACGCTTAATTGATGCAGAGGAATTGGAACTCCAATTTGATGTTTCCGACGAAGATATTATAGCAAAGGAGATAATCCGGAACGCCCCCACCGTTGACGCCGTCCCCGTGGTAAGGTGCAAGGATTGCGTTGCGTTTGAGCAAAAAGGTAAGTATCCAGCCGGAATGCCTGAATATCCGGACGAGATGCCATATGGGTATTGCTATCATTGGCAATATGAGCAGGGCATGTCCCCAAATGAGGTAGACGGCAATGATTTTTGCAGCTACGGAGAAAGGAAGGATTCCCCGCATGACACGTAAGCGCTTTATTAAACTTCTGATGGGGAAGCTTCTGCTTTCCCGGAACGAGGCAAATTACATTGCCGATATTGTAAGAATTTGTGATCGGAGAACAGACAATGATTAAGGAGGAACGGAATGAACTGGAAGTATGAAGCCATTGAAAAGCTAAAGGAGTACAGTGCAAAGAAACAGTCCCTGAAAAGCATTCCCGAAGAAATGGCGCGGCTGGAATCCGCTATGCAGAGTATCCGAAGTGCCACGGCTGACGGTACGCCGGTAAGCGGCGGTGGCTCCGGCCGGGAAGATATGATGCTATCGAATATCGTTCACCGCGAGGAACTGGCGCGTTCACTGGAACAGGCGAGAAAATGGGTGTCGCTTGTGGATTCCGGGCTTGAAGTCCTCACAGACGATGAGCGGAAGGTGCTGGATAGATTCTACATAAAGCCCGCGAGGGGGAATGTGGACAGGTTGTGCGAGGAATTTGGGATTGAAAAATCTCAGGTTTATGCGCGAAAGGATTCGGCGCTTCACCATTTTACAATTTGCCTGTACGGATGCGCAGAAATTTGAAAAACCGGAAAAAAACCGGAAGATTTTTCAGTTTGAATGTGCTATACTGGTAAAAAAGAAAAAGCGCAAGAGGCTTGGGGTTGTTCCTGAGCCTCTTTTTGCATGGCGCGGCAGATAGCGAGTTGGGCGCTCTCTCCCCAACAGAAGGCCGTTTGAATCGGCCTCGCGCCATATATATCGCCGATGGCCTCCCACCGGCGACGAAACCCGGAAACGGGCAAAGCGGTTCCCCGGCACCGTAAGCCGGAGGGATGCAGGGAAGTAGCAAGGCCGGAGAGCAGCCTTGTGATAAGAGGGAAGAATGCCGGTTCAACCCCGGCCTTTCCCGCTATTTTTACTATTTTGTATGAGAGGTGGTGCTATGGCTGCAAGGATTACAGATCGGAAGAAAAAGAAAATAATCGCCGACTGGATAGAAATGCAGTCGTACAGCGCCGTTGCAAAAAAGCACGGCGTAACTCACCAGACTGTGAAAAGAATTGTTAGCGCTTCACCGGATATCGCCCAAAAAGTGCAGCAAAAAAAAGAAGAGAATACCGCCGATATGATGGCATACATGGAATCACAAAAAGCGGCGATGCAAGAAGCGATCACTTTGCATCTGAAAGCGCTTACTGACCCCGAAAAGATTTCGGCCGCAACATTAAGCCAGATCGCAACATCTTTCGGGATTATTGTTGATAAGGCCACAAGAAACACGGCAAGCGGTAATGATAGCCTAAATAAGCTGGATGGGCTAATTAAGGAGTTCAGAGATGCTATTAAGCCCGAAACAGATTGAATTTGCAAGGTACGGGAATCACCGATGGAATTTCAAGGGCGGCGCGACCCGAAGCGGGAAAACATATCTTGATTTCAAGTGGATTATTCCCATGCGGATTCGAGAACGAGCCGGGAAAGATGGGCTTTCCGTTATTTTGGGCGTTACAAAATCCACAATAGAGAGAAACGTACTAGAGCCTATGCGGAATCTGTACGGCGATAAACTTGTTGGGGCGATTTCCAGCGATAATACGGCGTGGATTTTTGGCGAGAAGTGTTATTGCCTTGGCGCGGAAAAAGTATCTCAGGTATCGAAGATTCGCGGCGCGTCTATCAAGTATTGCTACGGCGACGAGGTCGCGGACTGGTCGGAGGAAGTTTTTGCCCTCCTGAAAAGCCGGCTTGATAAGGAGTATTCCTGTTTCGATGGCACATACAATCCACAGTATCCCAACCACTGGCTAAAGAGATTCCTTGATAGTGATGCCGATATTTTCAGCCAAGAATACACCATAGATGATAATCCGTTCTTGCCCCCGGCTTTTGTTGAAAATCTGAAAAAAGAATATGCTGGAACGGTGTTCTATGATAGGTACATTCTGGGAAAATGGACGCTGGCAGAGGGACTTATTTATCCCATGTTTAACGATAGTTGCATTGTGGACGAGTTGCCAGAAACCGGGGAATATTACATTTCCTGCGACTATGGCACGTTAAATCCATTCTCGGCGGGGTTGTGGTGTGTAAATAGCGGGCGTGCCGTTCGCGTGGCTGAGTATTACTATTCCGGCAGGGACAAGCAATACCAGCTCACGGACGAGGAATATTATGCCGAGGTCGAAAAGCTGGCTGGTGACAAAAATATACGGCACATTATCGTTGACCCGTCAGCGGCATCTTTCATTGCGTGCATAAAAAAACATGGCCGTTTCTCGGTTCGCAAGGCGAAAAACGATGTAATGTACGGAATTCGGCTCACTTCTGCAATGCTGCGTGCCGGGGCTATTAAGATTGGCTCTGATTGCGGTGACGCAATTCGGGAATTTGGCCTTTATCGTTGGGACGAGGATTCCACAGATGATAAGCCGATCAAAGAAAATGACCATGCGATGGACGATATTCGTTACTTCTGCGCGACTGTGTTACGCAGAAACCGGGAGACGCGGGAAATCGTTGGGAGAATTTGTGATGAGAATGATTAAAAAATGGCTTGTCGATCGGGCGCCTATCTGGGCGAAAGCGTCGCTGCAAGCCGATATCAGGACGCTTGAAGCGGAAAATCGGCAGCTTCGGGCGGAAGTGGATACTTTGAACGCCTATATACAGGGCTTGCAGTATGCAACCCGTGCGCTGCGGCGCATCACGATCAACGCAGGAGGAGAAAAGCGTGAGTTACCCGAACAGTGATTATGAAATGGCGTTTCGCGCCGTTGACATGACGTCTCCGGAAATGAAAAAGGCCATCCAGATGTGGCAGAATCTGTATTATGAGAAGGCCGCGACCCTGGATTATGACCCGTGCCAGCGGATTCCATATACAATCGTCCGTAAACTGACAAAGACGGCATTTTCGGAGTATTCGGCATCCAGCAAAGACGCGTTTGTTTCCGAAATCCTCGATGCGGCAGACGCGAAAAAGAAAAGCGCCATGCAAAAGGCTTTGATTGGCGGAGAAAGCGGCTTAAAGCCCATCCCGACGGGCAGCGGTTTCCGCTTCGCAGTTGTGAGCAGGCCGAACATTCTGGTATTTGGCCGGGACGGGGACGGGAATATGACCGACATCGGCATGGCAGAACGCAGCATCCGTGACAGATTCTATTACACACTGTTGGAACGGCGCACGGTGGATGATAGCGGGTATCTGACCATTACCAACAGACTGTATCGGGCGAACGACCAGAACAGCTTGGGACAGGCTGTGGCGCTTACAGAGCTGCCACAGTATGCGGAACTCGCGGAAGAATACACGTTCCCTGAGCCACTGGGAAGCGTCGGCGTTGCATGGCTGAAAACGCCGATTGACAACAGTGTGGACGGTAGCCCCGACGGGGTATCCGTTTATGACGCGGCTGTCGGCCTGATTGAAAATATCAACCGGAACGAGGCACAGATTAACGGAGAGTTTGAGCGTGGAAAAAGCCGGATTATTGCCAGCGCGGATATGCTGGAGGTTGACGAGGTCGGCGGGCGGAAAAATTTGTCCGCAAGCGTATTTACCGCAGTGGATGAATCCCCCGACGACATAGGCATCACTATTTTCTCCCCGGCGCTGCGGGAACAGTCGTATCTTGCCAGAAAAACGGAATATCTCCGGAATGTGGAGAACGTGATAGGCTTAAAGCGCGGGCTGCTGTCCGAGGTGGAGGCCGCAGAAAGAACGGCTACCGAGGTGACATCCTCCGAGGGCGATTACAACCTGACGATTATCGACTTCCAGCAGATGTGGGAAAGCGCACTGCGAGAGGCCGTCAGACTGTGCGGCGTTCTGGGGCGGATGTACCGCATACCCGGTGCCCACGACGTGGAAGATGATTCCATTGCCGTGGATTGGGGCAACGGCGTTCTGTTCGATGAGGAAAAGACCTGGGCCGACTATAAAGACATGGTCGCTGCGGGGCTGCTGAAACCTGAGATTGCACTCGGGTGGAAATTCAACATGCCCCGGGATACGGAAGAACAGCTAGCGAAAATTCGGAAGAAGTACATGCCGGAAGCCGTAGAGGACGGTGAATAACTGTGCTGACCGCTGACCAGATTGAAGCCCTTGGAGATAAGGCACAGCAGCTCATTGCCCCGGTGACGGAGTTTCTGATTGAGGATATCGCCAGGCGAATTGCGGAAGCTGGCCAATTCACCGGCACGGCGGCCTATCAGACGTGGAGACTTCAACAGTTGGGTATTTCTCAGCGGCAGTTAAAAAAGGAGCTTCGAAAGCGGCTGAAAGTATCCCACCGGGAGCTTCGGCGGCTGATAGAAAAAGCCGGGGAAACCGGATACAGTTATGACATACGGAAACACCCCTATGTGCAGGCGGTGCCATTCCGCAGTAATGAGGTCTTGCAGCAGATTGTGTCTGCTGCGGCGCAGCTTGCCGATTCTGAGCTGGACAATATCACCCAGACAATGGGGGCAGTCATGCCGAATGGCAAGGCTGTGGGGCTTACAGACGCTTACAGGCAGTCTTGCGATTTCGCCTTTACGAAGGTTTCGACGGGGGCACAGGATTATGCCTCCGCCATCCGGGAGGCTACCCGGAATCTTGCGGAAAAGGGGATTGTCACAATCGACTATGAATCCGGCGTTCATACCTCCATGGAAGCCGCTGTCCGGCGTAGCGTTATGGGCGGCTTGGGACTGATGCAGGAGCAGATCAGCCGGAAGAACCACGATGATTTCGGCTGTGATGGCTGGGAGATATCCGCTCACGCGGCCAGTGCCCCCGACCATGAGCCGATTCAGGGCAGACAGTACAGTGACACAGAATACGAGAAACTGAATAACTCCCTTGTGCGGCGTATCGGTACGCTGAACTGCGGCCACGCCGCATTCCCGATTATTATGGGCGTCGATTCCCCGCAGTACACGCCGGAGGAACTGGACAAATTCAGGAAAGATAACGAAAAAGGCATTGACTACGACGGGAAGCACTACACCACGTACGAGGCTACCCAGCGTCAGCGGCGGCTTGAATCCGCCATCCGGAAGCAGAAACGCAGGATTCTGGTTGATGAGGCTACAGGGGACGAAGATAACTTACAGCGCGATCAGATCAAATACCAGGTTCTGAATCAGGAATATAAGCGCTTTTCCGAAGCGGCAGGGCTGCGGATGCAGCATGAGCGCATGGAAATGCCCGGGTTCGGCGCAAAACAGGCCATGGCTGCGGAAAAGACGGCAGAAAGCAATGAGAAAAACTTGCAATTTATCAACAACGATGCTACAATCAAGGCGGAATCCGGATTGCCGAAAAAGTTGCAGGAAGCAGATACCGTAATTCCCCATACTGTGACTGTAAACCTTCCTAAAATCCAAGGAGTTGTACCAAAGGGCGCTACGGCGGTTGAGGTGTACACAATGGCCGGTTACGGGACAAGCACACCAATTCGGGATTTGAAGCGCCTGTATGCTACATACCCTGACTATGGGGACGCAAGCGGCTGGAAGAAGAAATCCGGGACGGTATATGCAAAGAGCCATCGCTATGTGGTACACTGGTACGAGAATACCAAGGGTGTTCCGCTTGATGAAATTAAACTGAAAGGGGCGAAATAATATATGCGTGTTCGATACATAGGTAAGAGCTTTGGAATTGATGGTTTGTCGGACGGGAAGGAATATGAGATTCTTTCCTGCGACGCTGATTCTGGCGCACTTCAAATTGTTGATGACAGCGGCGAAGATTATCTCTACGACCCGCACAATCCTCGCCCCATTGCAAACCCTGACCACCCCGGCGGAAGATTTGAAATCGTCGAGGATGATACGGCAGGAACCCTTAGAAAAGCAATATGTGAATAAGGAAAGAGAACCATGGTAACATGGTCCTCTTTCACTGTGCCCTGAGAGGTAAATAAACATGATGTATTGTCCCTATGCTGTGAACCGTCATCTGGTTCAGCAGACAACGTATGAGTATAACGATGACAACTACCAAACACTTCAACAGACGATAGAACACAACACCGCCGAGTTTGTGGAGTGCAAAAAGGAACCATGCGGCGCGTGGCACGATGGGAAGTGCCGCTATAATCAAGTTGATTGAAGCAACTGTTCTGAATTTCCGAACGGTTGCTTTTTTCATACCATTTTTGCCGTGGCAGGCGTAAAACAAGCCGACAGCAGGGGACGCAACCCCCATATAACAAAGCATAGCTGAGAAAGGAAGTATATGAAACGTGAGTTTTTGCAGAATTTCAAGGTAGGAGGCCAGCCCCTGAGCAAGGAGATCATTGACGAGATCATGGCAGAGAATGGCCGGGATATCGAAGCTGCTAAGAAACCTTTTGCTGACTATGACACCATCAAGAGCCAGCTGAGTGAGGCGCAAAAGACCATTTCCGGCTTTGAGGAGCAGGACGTCGATACCATCAAGCAGTCTGCCAAGGATTGGGAAAAGAAGTACAACGATGCCATTGCCGAGAGCAACCGGAAGATCGCGGATATGGAATTCTCCCACGCCCTGGATGCCGCCATCACCGGCGCAAAGGGCAAAAGCACCAAGGCAATCCGGGCGCTGCTGGACATCGACACTTTGAGAAGCAGCAAGAACCAGAAAACGGACATTAAGGCCGCTCTGGAAGCTCTCCGGAAGGACAGCGGCTATTTGTTCGATGACGGCAAAATGCCGCCCCCCTATGCCGGGAAGACCGGTACAGGGCAGCAGAAGCCTAACGGCGAACCGACGACCCTCGCCGGTGCGCTCAGGGCAAATTACAACATGAAGTGAAAGGATGATTTTTAACTATGGCAATTACTCTTGCAGAAGCAAAGGTCGGCATGGCCGACAAGGTCGACCAGCAGGTGGTCGACGAGTTCCGGCGCAGTTCTCTGTTGCTGGACAGACTGGTGTTTGATAACGCCATTTCCCCCGGTACCGGCGGTTCTACTCTGACCTACGGTTACATTCAGCTGAAAACCCCCTCTACTGCGGCTGTCCGTGCTATCAACAGCGAATACACCGCAGGCGAGGCAAAGCGGGAGGAAAAGACCGCCAAGGCCGTTATCATGGGCGGTTCCTTCCAGGTTGACCGTGTGATTCAGAGCACCTCCGGAGCCATTGATGAGCTGGCATTCCAGGCGCAGCAGAAAATCAAGGCAACCAGCAACTATTTCCACAATCTGGTGATCAACGGCACCTCCGCCGCGTCCGGCACCGGGTATGTCACGAACACCTTCGACGGCCTGAGAAAGACTCTGGCGGGCACCTCCAACGAATTCACTACGGACATTGACCTGTCCGATTCCACCAAGCTGGACAGCAACGCCAATGCTTTTGTTGACCAGCTGGATCAGCTGACCCACATGGTGGACGGCGGCGCTTCTCTGCTGCTGATGAACACCGCCATGCTGCTGAAAGTCCGGGCGGCTGCCCGCCGTGCGGGGTATTACGACCGCAAGAAGGACGACTTCGGCAGGGCTGTGGAGTACTTCGGTGATATCCCCATCATGGACGCCGGTATGTACTACAACGGCACCAAGTCTGTGGATGTCATCGACACCTCCACCCCAAGCACCACCGCCGCCGGTACTTCCAGCATCTACGCTGTGAATATCGCCCTGGACGGTTTCCACGGCATTTCCCCCACCGGAACCGGCGTCATCAACAGCTATATGCCCGATCTGAAAGCCCCCGGCGCTGTGAAGAAGGGCGAAGTGGAGCTGGTGGCCGGGGTTGTGCTTAAGAACACGCTCAAGGCGGCGGAGCTGAACGGCATTATCCTGAAGCCGAAGACCGCGTAACGGAAAGGAGACGCCCTGATGATTGACTATGATTTTTACATAAGCAGCTTTCGGGGCGACGCTATCCCCGCAGAGGACTGGAACACGTGTGAAGCCCGTGCGGCGGCGCAGCTGGCAAGATACAAGCGCATATACACGGTAAAGGTGCCGGATGAAAACTCCGAAGCCCTTGCCGTGTGCGCCATGGCAGAGGCTATTCACGGCTTTGATCTGATTACCAACGGTGAGGGCGGCGCTGTTCAGTCTGCTTCTATCGGCTCCGTTTCGGTGAGCTATGGCAGCGGGAACGGTGTTGATGTCAGTGCCAAGGGGCAGTCGCGGGAATTGTATCGCTGCGCCTGCCTGTATCTCGATATCTACCGGGGGTGTTAGCTATGGTGAGAATCAAGCGCCGCAGCTGCCCCGTAGACTACCGGCTGTGCAATCAGACGGTCACGGTATACCACCGGGGAGGAGGCAAAGTAACCAGAACAGTACACGATAGAGCCTTTTTGGATTACAAGAAAACCGAGAATGTGGACAAGACCGGCAGTAAGGAAGTCAATTCCTTCCTGCTGGTCATTCCCTGTTCGGAGGTGTGTGTTTATCCGGAGGACAAGGTGCTGCTGGGTGCCGGGGAGGAAATCACGGCGGCGCAGTGGCCGTCCTTCATTCCGGTGAAGGTTCCCGGGCTGGTTGTTGTGAAGTACGTTGACCCCAAATACTGGGGCGGCAAGCTGGTTCATGTGGAGGCGGGCGGATGAAAACACGGATAAAGGTTGACATGAAGCCTGTTGACACCATCCTGACAAGGCTTGGCGTCAATAAAACCGGCGATGTGCAGATGCAGCTTACCCGGATAGTGAACAAGCGGATAACGCGGTACATGCCGTTCCGAACCGGTGCGCTTTCCACGAAGCTTAAGTATATCTCAAGCCCGACAGAGATCACGGTTATGGCACCATACGCCCGGTATCAGTACTACGGCAAAGTCATGGTAAATGCCAAAACCGGAAAAGGCCCCGCTTTCATTCCGGGAGTTGGATACCGGTACAGAAAAGGAACCGTGCTGAGAGCGACTGATCGGGACTTGAACTATGACACCACCAAGAACCAGCAGGCTGGACCGTTCTGGGACAGACGCATGATGGCGGCAGAGAAAGACCAAATTGCGCACGACCTACAGGCTTATATCAACAGGAGGAGCGGAATATGACGGCGCTGGAAAAAATCAAGGGCTTTCTCGGGCAGTACCCCGGCGCGGATATCTTCCGCGATTTCCATGTTGACTACACAGACCAGATTCCGTTCAACGGCGGCGTTTTCCCTTCCGGGCTTGTGGAGATTTCCAGAACACGAGATATCCTTGGGAACACAACCGTAATCAATCAGTACAATTTTGGGTTGTACTACGTGTTCGAGAAGTCCCCGGGGGATGATACCGGAGCATCTGAAAATGCGGGCTGGGTCATGGACTTTCAGGAGTGGGTGCAGAAAATGTCCGTTATGGGCAATGCCCCCACCTTTGGGGATGACCCGAGGGCGGAGAAAATCACCGCGCAGAACGGCGTTCTGTACGGTGCAGACGAAGAAGGAACGGCAATGTACATGGTGCAGCTGTCCGTCCAATTCAAAAAACGATTTATGAGGTGAAATAATGGCAGATTTAGAGTTTAATACCGCATCCGGCCAGACCGTAGACCGTGAGCTGCTGATCGCGTACCTGAACACCGGAACAACCTCTGCTCCTGTGTGGTCGCCGCTTGGTAGCCGCGTCACGGATTCCAGCATGGAATACGACTGGCAGGAGGAATCCAACAAGGATATCCTCGGTACGACCAGAAGCACGATGAAAAAGCCCATCATCACGCAGACCTTTGACCCGTGCGATCTGGACGCCGGAGACGCTGCGGTTCTGAAAATTTGGAACCTGGCTGTCAAGGAGCAGAACGTGGCAGCACTGACCAATCAGGATATGCTGATTGTGCATCTGTACGCCGGTACTAAGGACACGGCGGCCTTTGCAGAGCGCTACAGCTCCTGTATGGTCAAGCCGTCCAGCCTTGGCGGCGAGGGCGGCGGCTTTGTTGGAATGCCGATGGACATTACATACGGCGGCGCACGCACGGTAGGTACTGCGGCGGTAAGCGCCGGAACCGTTACGTTCACGGCTGATACCTGATGCAAATACGGGGCGGTGAGAGCCGCCCCGAAATCTTTGGAGGGATTATGAAAGAACTGACACTGAATACCGGCGAAATCGAGTATAGGCTTAACGATAAATGCACGGTTCGTTTTAACCCGACAGACCCCGCCTTTGCCGATCGGATTTATACGGCGCTGGACGAGCTATCCAAAAAGCAGGAGCGCAAGGACATTGACGGCATGACCACCCGTGAAACGTTCGACTATCTTCGGAAGCTGGACGCAGAGATGCGGGAGACGATTGACGGTTGCTTCGATACCCCTGTATGCGAGCCGTTGTTTGGCAAAATGAGCGTGTATGCAAGCGCGGAGGGGATGCCCCTGTGGATGAATTTAATGCTTGCCATTATCGACGAGTTCGATGATGGAATTAAGCGGGAAAAGGCGTTCCACAGCGAAAAACTGGCGAAATATACAAAGAAGTACAGCCGATGATGTACGAACTTCCGACATCTGTCAACGTATGCGGAACAGATTATGATATTGAGACGGATTTTCGGGCGATTCTGGATATATTCGGCGTTCTGGAAGACCCGGATTTGACAGGCAATGAAAAGGGAATCGGGATGCTTGGAATCTTCTACAAAAGATTTTTTGATATGCCCGCAGAGCATTTCGGCGAGGCTGTTCAAAAATGCTACTGGTTTATCAATGGCGGCAATGACAAAGTCTGCAAAAACGCCACAAAGTTGATGGACTGGGAGAAGGACTTTCCGATTCTGATTGCCCCGGTAAACCGCATTGCCGGGACGGAAGTCCGCTCAATGCCGTATTTGCACTGGTGGACATTTCTTTCATATTACATGGAAATCGGGGATTGCTTCTTTGCGCAGATCGTGCGGACACGGGATTTGAAGGCGAAAGGGAAACTGAAAGACAAAGCGGATAAGGACTTCTACCGGCGAAACAGGGACGCTGTGGATATAAAGACGCAGTATTCCAACACGGAGAACGAGATTATTAAGGCGTGGACATAAAAACCGCCCTCAAGAGAGGGCGGTGTGGTAATCAATGCCGAGCGATGAATGTAATGTCCTCTCCCGCCCAAAAGTCAGGAGTAAAGCGGATTTCAAGAATTTTCCAGTCTTTTGGTACTTCGTACACAATCGCTCCGCTCATTTTTTTCCCCGTAGCTACAGTCCCGTCAAGCTGCTGCTTGTCCGTGGATGCGATTCCGGTAAGGCTCACCGAGACCGAATAATCATCGGCATAAGCCTCGAAAGATGCAATCGAACTCACCGCAATATCTTTTTGCGATTTGTTGTCAATGTTAAATTCGCAGATTAGGAACACGTTCCCAGATTCTGGACTGAGAAATTGCTTTCCGCTGGATTCTGCGCATGATGTGAATGTAACCTCAACCCCATTCAACGAAACAATATCACCAACGTGAAATTCTGTTTGTGCCTGCGTCGAAACAGGCACTACCGTTTCTGCGGAGTTCTTGACGTCTCCCACTTTCTGAGGAGATTTTCCGCCCCCATTTAGCGCAGATGCGATTATCCCAATTCCGAAAATTGCAATGAGAACTCCTAAAATCGGGTGGCGCTTCTTCTGCTTTGCTCCGCACTTTGGGCAAATTGAAGCCGATTTTGCAATTTTCTCACCGCAGGATTTGCAATGTTTTGTTTTTCCGGTAGTTGTTTCTGGTTGACTTGTTGATTGCTTGGTGCCTGCAAACCCGCAATATTGGCATGGCATTTCAGCTATCTCTTTTCCGCAATTCTGGCAAAACATGAATACCCCTCCTTAACAATTCCACGCCGCTATTTTCCACTTATGGGAAATAGCGTTGTGTTAACAATTTCATAATATCATACCCGAAATTAAAATGCAAGTAGGTGTTTATATGCCAAATCCTGACGGAGTTATCACTTTTAAGACCGAACTGGACAATAAAGAACTGGAATCGCAGGTGCAGGAAGCAAAAAGAGAGGTAGAAGCGCTTAGCAAATCTTTCTCAGAAGCTACCAAAAACGCGGAGGCTGCCGCAAAAAAACGCGATTCCCTTTATACCAAATATGAAAACGAAAGTAAAAAATATGCTGAGTTGAATAGTAAAATGCTTGGCATGGAGGAATCACGCGCCCCGATAATTGCAGAATTGGATGAAATCAAGCTGAAAATCAATGACGCGAAAGCGGCTGTGGCTGAATATAAGCAGCAGTGGATACAGGGAGTTACAGGCGCGGACGTGCAAGAGCGGGCAGCCCTCGAAACATTGGACGGATTGAAACAGAAGCAGGCCGAGCTGCTGGCCAATATCGAAAAAACAGACCCCGCATTGCTGAAGATCACATCCGACCTTGAAACACAAAGGGCTTCTATGGAAGAAGCAGAAAGAAACTGGTCGAACGCAAAGCACGCAGCGCGGAATTTGAATGCCGAAGCAAACGAGCTTTCTTCAAATCTGGAAAACGCAAAGGCAAAAGCGGGAGAGCTTGAAGCAAAGTCCTTTAATACGGCAAAGAACACAGAAAAAATGAACAACGGCGTCAAGAAAGCAGCAAAAAGCGCAAAAGGCTTTGCAAGCCGTTTGAAATCCGTCGTTACATCTGCACTTGTGTTCACGGTGATTACGCAGGCGCTTTCAAAATTCCGGGACTGGATTGGAAATGTAATCAAGGTCAGCCCGGAAGCAACTGCGGCCATTGCAAGGCTCAAGGGTGCTCTGCTTACGCTGGTACAACCATTGGTAAATATCATCATACCAGCGTTTACGAAGTTCGTCAACATCCTTGCCGCAATAATTAACAAAATCGCAAGCGTGTTCGCAGTGCTGACGGGAAAGACCGTAGAATCGTCGAAAGCGGCAGCAGAGGCATTAAATAAGCAAACATCCGCGCTTAACGGAACGGGAGCGGCTGCAAAAGAGGCAAAAAAGCAACTGCTCGGATTTGACGAGATCAACCAGCTAACCGAAGATACGTCCGGCGGCGGCGGAGGCTCTGGCACGATAGCACCCGATTTTTCCGGATTTGATGATACAGAGGACGAGTTAAACACCATTCTCGGACTTGTTGGAGCTATAGCAACCGGCCTTCTGGCGTGGAAAATTGCAAGCCTGTTTACCGATAGTCTGAGCATGATCGGAGGTATTGCGCTTGCTGCCGCAGGCGCGTTCGCACTGGTTTATTTCTGGCTTGACGCATGGAACAACGGCATTGATATGCAAAACTTCCTCGGTATGCTCGCTGGTGCCGCCGCTCTAGCCGGAGGTCTTGCCATTGCGTTCGGGGCTACCGCCGCAGGCATAGCGCTTGTAATAGGCGGCCTTGCAATGCTGGTTGTTGGGATAAAGGATGTCATTGAAAACGGATTTACTCTTGAAAACACGTTAACCATCATTGCCGGACTGCTTGCAGCTGGGCTTGGAATTGGCCTGTTAACCGGCAACTGGATTCCTTTGTTGATTGCCGGTATTGCCGCCGCGCTTATAGCGCTGGTTTCCTTTACCGGGCATGGCGAGGAACTAATTAACGGATTAAAGGAGACTATCGACGGATTCGGTAAATTCTTCAAAGGCGTTTTTTCCGGGGATATGGAGATGACTGCCGAAGGATTAAAGCAGATATGGGACGGCCTTAAAAATACATGGAACGCTGTCATTGATTCAATCAGGGACGCATGGAATATGTTCATCGAGTGGCTGCGCGGGAAAAATCCGGAATTAGCGGCAATCTTTGAAACATACGGGAAACTGGCCGCTGACCTTTACAACACTGCGAAACAAATCCTGAGCGGATTTATCACATTTATCTCTGGTGTGTTCACAGGAGACTGGAATAGGGCATGGGAGGGTGTCAAGGAGATTTTCAGGGGCATCTGGAACAGAATTGTGGCAATTCTGGAGGGCGCAATAAATCTCATCATCGGCGGCATAAACTGGATGATTCGCCAGCTGAACAAGATTCAGATTAAAGCACCGGGCTGGCTTGGCGGCGGCACAATTGGCTTTAATATTCCTGCAATCAGCACCGTCAGCATTCCCCGCTTGGCGCAAGGCGCAGTTATCCCGCCTAACCGTGAATTTTTGGCCGTCCTGGGCGACCAGAAAAACGGCACAAACGTTGAAGCCCCTCTGGAAACCATTAAACAGGCTGTTGCGGAGGTGCTTTCGCAGAACGGCTCCGGCGAGGAAATCACGATCAAGTTCACCGGCGACCTTGCGACGCTTGCGCGGGTGCTGACACCTGAGATCACCCGTCAGCAGCGCCGGACACAGCGGGCATTGGGGGGTTAGTATGGCGGCAAAACCATATTTCAAAATCAACGGTGTGGACATCCTTCACCTCACCCAGGAGGGCGGCATAAAATGGCAGCGTAACGATGTGGAAAGCCCCAACGCTGGGCGAACCATGGACGCTACCATGCACCGTGGCCGGGTGGCGCAGAAATACCGGGCTGATATCACGTGCATGGATATGAACCGCGCGGAAGAGCTTGCGCTTATGGCGCTGATAAACCCTGAGTTTGTCACAGTGGAAACGAACCTACACCCGCTATATGGGAGCCAGACGGCGCAATATTATTCCAACAACGTTCCCGCTTCGATCTCCTACGTTGACCCAGATACCGGGGAATCGGTATGGACGGGGATTTCCTTCCCGCTGATCGAGCAGTAAGGAGGCAATATGCAGAAAACATCTGCTCTGTATAGAAAAATCCTTGCGGGCATCCACACGAAGGAAACGCGGGTTTCTATCGGCGATACGGGCTTTCTTGTGGACAAACGGGGGAACGGAATCACGTTCGGCGGCACCCGCATTCTGGTTGGGGCTTCCGGCGCGGATGCCGGATACGGGATGAACATCCTCGCGTCGGTAGAAACTACCGGCGCGATTTTCGATGGGAACGAGCCGACCGTCGGCAATGTAATAAGCCGGGAGTGCGACATTAAAATGCTGAAACCCTCCGGGAACATTGAAGGAATGTCCCGGATTGCGGTTTATGTAAGGCTTGTCAGCGATGGCGGCGAATGCTCCGAGTGGCTCCCGCAGGGCGTATTTTATGCGGATTCCATTGACCAGGACGCTGACGAGGACGATGTGCAATGGCTTAAAATCCACGGCTACGACGCTATTCTGTTCGCAGAGCAGGATTACCCAGCAGACAGCAAATTGACATGGCCAGCAACGGATATAGACGTTGTGCGGGAGATTGCCCAGGCAATGGGCGTGACGGTAGACCCGAGGACGGCGGAGATTATGCGCAACGCCTATCCTGTCCAGTACAATCCGGAATATACTTGCCGGGAATATCTTGGATATATCGCCGCCATGTACGCCGGGTGCTTTCTCATGAGCGAATCGGGGGAATTGCTTCTGGTATGCTTCTGGAATATCCCAAAAGAAACCCGCTACCTGATCGATACCCACGGCTACGCCATTACGTTTGGAGGTGACAGGATCGTTGTCTGACGTGATCAATGTCCGGAAATCGCTTTCGTCGCTGGAAAAGCAAGACACTTTCAACGGATATTCAAAAGTCGTTGTTGTCGTATCGGATGAACTGGAATACTCAGCCGGAACCGACAGTGGGCGAACACTTACTCTGTACTGCCCGTGGGGTACACAAAAAATGGCTGAGGATATTCTATCGAGAATCCAAGGCTTTCAGTATCAGCCGTATACCGCCGATGGCGCACATATCGACCCGGCGGCGGAGATCGGAGACGGATTTGCCGCCGGAAACTTATACAGCGGGATATACTCCAAAAACATTTCCCACGGGGCGCTGTACACGGCGAATGTATCCGCGCCCGGCGGCGAAAAAATCAATTATAAGTACGAGTACAAAACGCCTACGCAGCGCAAAATTGAACGCCACTATTCCGAAATGAAGTCCACGTTCAAGGTTCAGGCCGACCAGATTTCCGCCGAAGTCTCTGCCCGTATCGAACAGGGGAACGAGCTCACCTCGCGGCTGGACATTCAGAGCGACCAGATCTCCGCGCGGGTGACCAAAACCGGCGGTGACAGTTCGTCCTTTGGCTGGGAGCTGCTTGACGATTCCTGGACGGTCAAGGCCAATAATACCACGGTGTTCCAGATCACCAAGTCCGGCGCAGAAGTCCGTGGAAAGATCACCGCCCTTAGCGGAAAAATCGGCGGTTTCGACATCCAATCGGACTACCTGAGCTATAACAATCAGGTCTGGAACGGCACCAACAGCCGGGGTATTTACATCGGCGTAAACGGTATTCAGTGCGGCTCTGAGGCTAACGGTGTGCAGATTACGCCGACCGGAAATCTGTACGCTGAGAATGGCTATTTCCGGGGAAGCGTCAGCGCTGGTATGATTGACTACGGTGGCAACGATGGATACCTTGACGGGTCAGGGCTTGCCAGTCACAGTGTCTACGGCTCGGAAATCGGCTACAACACCATATCAACGGCTTACACCAGCGGAGGTATCAATACATCGCTCGGGTATGCGGATTTTGCAAATGGTGTGTTCAATGGTTGGAATACCGCAAGCTACGTTGATGCGTCCGTGCTATTCGCGTCGAGCTTCTATTTCAAAGACGAAGAGGTGGCTTGGCGAACAATTAAGGACGGAAACGGATTATCACAAACTGTATTAGTGAGGGCTTAAGTATGGAAAAACTGAAAACCGCAACAGGCAAAGAATTCGACTGCGATTATTTCAACCCTTTTCCCCAGGCGGGGCAGATAAACATCCGTATTCTCGGGGAATCCCTGGCGACGATTGCCACGGTATTTGCAAATCCCGCGGAGACGGTGCAAATGTGGTGGGAAGGGCAGTACGCCGCCCAATATACGAAGATAATCGCTATCGTACCGGAAACCGGCGCGGTACGTGTGGTGCTGGGAAAGGAGTAAAAATGAACCCTGTAATGAAACTTAGGGCAGTCCTGAATACCCTTGAGGGCGTTCAGGTCGCAGGACGGGAAAACTGGGACAGGATGCTGGGAAGTATGCAGGCCATTGAAGAAGTGGTGCAGGTGCTGTCTGCGCCTACCGGTTCCCAAAAGAGTACCGATGTCGAGGAGGGATGACTTATCGCAGATAAAGCAATATCTGAGCTGATTGCAGCAGAACAGATAAAAGCCGCTGACCTTTTCGTCCTGGAACAGGACAGCGCGGCAAAGAAGCTGACGGGACAAATTCTGCTGAACTGGCTGACCGCCGCCGCTGACGGCCATGGCGGTATCAGCAGCATCGTGAAGCATTCCACCAGCGGCCTTACGGATACATACCGTATCACCATGGCGGATACAACGACCTTTGATTTTCCCGTTAAAAACGGCAGAGGCATTACCGGAGTTTCCAAAATCTCCACCAGCGGGCTGGTAGACACGTACCGTATCACCTACAACGACAGCACCAACAGCACGTTCACCATCACGAACGGCGCAAAGGGTGACAAGGGCGACAACGCATACGTCTGGATTCGGTACGCGGCGCAGAAGCCCACGGCAGCTTCTCACAGCTTCGGTGTTCTCCCTGACAATTGGATGGGCGTATACAGCGGCAATTCCGCAACTGCTCCAACAGACTGGACGAAGTATCAGTGGTTCGAGATCAAGGGCGAAAAGGGCGACATCGGGAACCCGGCTCTGTTGACCAGTCGGTCCGTAACATACCAAGCCAGCACATCCGGGAATGTTATACCGTCCGGAAACTGGCAAGGCAGCATTCCCACGGTAGCACAGGGTGCTTACCTGTGGACGCGAGTTGCAATGACGTTCAATTCCGGAGACCCGATTTATGCCTACTCCGTCTCCCGTATGGGCTTGGATGGCACTGGAGCTGTATCCAAAGTGTGCGGCAAAGAACCTAACTCCACTGGCAACGTTGATCTAGAAGCTGAAAATGTTGGGGCATTGCCTAGTACTGGCGGTTTAATGACCGGAAATATTGTCATGAACTCCCATCAAATTAAAGCATTAGGTGCGCCCACGGACAGCGCTGATGCCGCAACCAAGGGGTACGTAGATACGGCGTCAAGTAATGCCAAAACGATTGCAAAGACTGCAACGTTAACTGCTGCCGGTTGGTCTGCCGGCGCCCCATATACCCAATCTGTTACGGTCTCCGGTCTGACGGATGCAAAGCGTGCGATGGCTTATCCAGTGTACGGGAGCAACACGGCCACCAATCTTGCGCTGAAAGAGGCCTGCGGTATGGTGAGCTTCGCTTCCCGGTCGGGCAGCGTGCTGACGTTTACCTGCCTTGAGGACAAGCCCACGGTGAATATTCCGATTACGGTGGAGGTGTACGTATGAGTATTGCAGTGCCTTTATATGGATTTGGTGCCAGCGGTGGCGGCGCAGGCGGAACCCTTACCGTCACGGCTCCGGCGAACGTCACCGTGACTGTTTCCAAGGACGGCAAGACAAAGACCAAGAGCTCCGGAACAACGGGTGTTGTGGTGTTCAAGGGGCTTGCAAGCGGGACGTGGACAGTTACCATCACCGGAGACGGTAAGACTGCCCAGAAAAATGTGGTCATCACAACCGATTACAGCACGGCGATTTCGTTCAATACCATCCCCGAATTTACTTACACCGGCGACTATGAGATCGTCAACGATTCTGACGAGCCTATCACCGTATCTCAGGGCAACTGGAAAATCCGATTCCTTACCTCTGGCACGCTGACGTTTACCAACCTCAATGGTGCAGAGGACGGTATCGACGTCTTCCTTGTTGGAGGAGGAGGAGATGGTGCGCAAGATTATGCTGGTGCTGGGGGAGGCGGTGGTGGTTATACAACCACAGAGAAAGCATATCGCATTAACACGAATGTCGCATATACAATCGTTATCGGTGCTTCCAGCGGTTCATCCACAGCATTTGGCTTTATTGCAAATGCTGGAAAGAATGCATCTAAAAATAACGGAGGAAATGGTGGCTCTGGTGGAGGAAGTGGCGTTGGTAAAGGCGGGAGCAATGGAAGCAACGGTGGATCGTATGGGTCTGGTTACGATGCCGGTATCGGCCAAGGAACCACCACCAGAGAATTTGCAGAAAATGATGGAAAGCTATATTCTGGTGGTGGGGGCGGTGGCCCCGGTGGCGTTACACAACCAGCAGCTGGTGGAGCTGGAGGTGGGGGTAATGGAAGTTCAACAAATGGTTCTGCCGGGGAAACGAATACCGGCGGAGGAGGCGGAGGAGGTAGGTCAAGTGGAGGCAAAGGCGGCTCTGGGATTATAATAATCAGGAATAAGAGATGATCATCTTTTATTCCTAATGACTACAATACCGGACGCGCCCGGCCTTTGGGATCTAGACGAATCGTCTGTCGATCTTCCATCTGCTCCATTGCCACTATTTGGCACTGTGGAATTGGATGTGTCGCCATTGCCGCCGGATGCATACAGGCGGCCGTTTTCCTCTCCGAATTCTTTGGTAGTGGTTCCCTGTCCAGTTCCACCTTCGGCGTATTCATGTGAGGTGCCATTACCACCATTTGTTCCGCCTGGTTTGCTTGTGGCACCACCTCCAGAACCACCATTGCCACCTTTTTCCCAACCTCTAGCAGCATCATGAGCATTTGCCCCGCCAGAAGCCGACAGGTCGAATGCCTTAGTGGTCCCTGTATTACCGCCAATGGTGATAGAATATGCTGTTCCAACGGTCACATGGATATTCTTCTGCGTTTTGGTATAACCTCCTCCGCCTCCCGCGCCATGACAGTAGACGCTCGAATCCGGGTTCCAATTCCTAGTTCCACCATCTCCTCCTCCTCCAACAAGGAAGACGTCGATATACTCGATGGCACGGAGGATTGGAGTCGCAAAAATAATAAAAGATTGGATGTGATATTTTTGGCCAAAAGTATGGCACTCATTGAAAACGGAGTAGTTGCCAACATGCTATGGTGCTCCGATTCCGAGCCAGAAACGGCATTCCTCATCAACCCTGCAGACCGCCCCGTGGCTATCGGCGATACCTACAGCAATGGTAAATTCTATCGGGACGGGACTGAAATTCTCACCCCGCTGGAAGAAGCACAAAAGAAGATCACCGAGTATGAATCTGCGTTGACTGAAATCGAAACCGCTCTGGGGGTGAATAATTCATGACCATCGAGCAGCGCAAAAACGTTATCCTTGCTAAAATTGCGGAAATAAAAGCCAGCGGCGGCGAGGAACAGCTTAAAGAGCTGGATGAAGCTTATAAGAAAGGGGTTGACAGTCTGTGACACAAGAGGAAAGAAAAAGCATCATGTATGCCCAGGGGCGGGCGAACGCACTCGCCCTACAAGAGAAAGCCCCGGACATGACAGGCACCGAACTGTACGCGGCGGATAGCGACATTCCCAGTTTCAAGGCCGCTGTCACAAACACAAACATGTTGGAGCGCAAGGCCGGGTTTGTGTGCCAATCGTCTGCTGGCCGTGTGGTGCGGCTGGGGCAGCCCTATGACAGCACTATCTACACCCAGGAGCCAGAGGAACTTCCTGCACAGTGGGGGTTTGCTTGGAGCACCGACCCAGCAAAAGCGTTGCCGTTCGTCGCCATGTCTACCAGCCCCTATAATAATGGCGACTGCTGCACGGAGGGCAGTAAAGTGTACCGCTCCACGTTGGACAGTAATGTATGGTCGCCGTCCGCATACCCTCAGGGATGGGAAGAGGTGAATGTATGACAGTAAAGCAAATTCAGTGCCTTCTGACCTATCTGGGCTATTCTCCCGGCACGATTGACGGCATCGAGGGCAGGAATACCCAAGGAGCAATTCGGGCGTTTCAGGCCGACTACGGGCTCACCGTGGACGGGATACCGGGGGCGGCTACCCAGAAAATGCTCATCGTTGCTATCGCCGGGACGGCGGTGAAGGT